GTGTACTTATGATTCCTGCACTTTTAACAGCTACTACTTGCTTTATTATAGCTTTCATAGCAGCTCCCCCAGTTGACATAGATGGAATACGTGAACCCGTAGCTGGCTCTCTTCTCTATGGAAACAACATCATCTCAGGGGCAGTCGTCCCATCCTCTAACGCAATCGGTCTTCACTTCTACCCAATCTGGGAAGCTGCAACCCTCGACGAGTGGTTATATAACGGAGGACCATATCAACTCGTGGTGTTCCACTTTCTCATTGGTATCAGTTCTTACCTGGGACGACAATGGGAATTGTCATATCGACTTGGGATGAGACCTTGGATATGCGTAGCCTATTCAGCACCAGTCGCTGCAGCATTTGCAGTATTCCTCGTCTATCCATTTGGACAGGGGAGTTTCTCTGATGGAATGCCTCTTGGTATTTCAGGGACTTTCAATTTTATGTTTGTCTTTCAAGCAGAGCACAATATCCTTATGCATCCGTTCCATATGCTCGGCGTTGCAGGGGTATTCGGTGGAGCTTTATTCGCTGCTATGCACGGAAGTTTGGTTACATCTTCGCTTGTTAGAGAGACGACTGGACTTGTATCTCAGAACTATGGATATAAATTCGGCCAAGAGGAAGAGACGTATAATATTGTTGCGGCTCATGGCTACTTTGGGAGACTTATCTTCCAATATGCCAGCTTTAA